ATGTATCAAGAGTTTCATTCTGATGCGACCTATCGAACATATTTAAAACACGTTATCACACAGACAGATAAAGACAATGGTTATATTCCTATAGATTCTAACGTATTGTACATTTCTCAGTTGTTTCCTTTAAACCCAACGTTTTCTTCTGTTAATTTATTTGATATTCGTTATCAAATGATGTTGAATAGTTTAGGTGATTTTATGAACTTTGCTGGTGGTATGGCATACTACTATCAAATGCAGCAATACCTAGAATTTTTAGATATGGTATTATCTGGATATCCACAAACCACTTGGTCACGACATCAAGACCGACTTTATATTTGGGGCGAATGGTCGAACGATGATTTAGATGTTGGTGATTATGTTGTCGCAGAAGTATATACAGCCGTTGACCCCGATACATTCTCTAGTGTTTATAATGACATGTTCGTAAAAAATTACACCACAGCTTTAATTAAACAACAGTGGGGTATGAATATGTCCAAGTTTGAGGGAATGCAGTTGCCAGGCGGTGTGACAATCAGTGGCAGACAGATTCTAGATGATGCTAACACAGAATTAAAAGAACTAGAAGAGAAACTTCGTTTAGAACAAGAATTACCACCCGACTTTTTCATTGGATAACTATTAGATGGCCACTAATCCATATTTCAGTCAGGGTAGAAAAAGCGAACAATTGTTGTACGAGGATTTAGTAGTTGAATCCTTAAAGATGTACGGACAGGATGTTTACTATCTACCAAGAGAATTAGTTAATAAAGATGATATCTTTGTTGATGATTCTGTTTCTCGTTTTTCTGATGCTTACAAAATTGAAATGTACATTGAAAACACTGAAGGGTTTGACGGTGAGGGAGACCTCTTTACCAAGTTTGGTGTAGAGATTCGTGATGCGGCCACGTTTATTGTTTCACGAAGAAGATGGAATAGTGTGGTCGCAGAAAACGAAGCCACCGATGTTGTACCTTTCTTTCGCCCTCGTGAAGGCGATGTAATCTATTTACCTTTGTCTCAATCTATGTTTCAGATTATGAAGGTAGAAACAGAGACACCGTTCTTTCAATTAAAGAATCTCCCAACGTTTAGAATGCGTTGTGAACTATTTGAGTATAACGACGAAGACTTTGATACAGACATTGAAGAAATTGACCAAGTAGAAAACTTCTCGGCGTATCAATATGTCATGACATTTGCCTCTGTCACTGGAACCTTTGAGGTTGGTGAATCTGTTAGTCAAAACAACGGTGAATATACAATGAATGGTGAAGTGGTGAACTGGGACGCTGTGAATAATAAACTGTATCTGGCACATGTTGGAGCTAGTGATGGTGAATTCCACACATTCACCACAACCGCTCAGGTAGTAGGTGCAACCTCTGGCGCAGTTGGAACACCTACCCTAGTAGAAGAATTGCAAAATATTCAACGTGAAGCACAGAACGATATCTTTGATGTATTTGAGAGTGATTTCTTAGATTTCACTGAATCTAATCCGTTTGGAGACCCACAGTAATGTTTGGTACATATTTTTATCATCAACGGGTTAGAAAAGCTGTTGCTGTTTTTGGTTCATTGTTTAATAACATTTATGTTTTAAGAAAGAATTCTAGTGGCGAAGTTATTAGTCAGGCCAAGGTGCCTCTTTCTTATGCCCCTAAAAGAAACTTCATTGAACGTATAGAACAAATGAACAAAGGGGAAGATGCGGAAAGGCAAATTGCAATCAAGTTACCCCGTATGTCATTTGAAATTGTTTCGATGGAATACGACATTTCTAGGCAACTACCTAAAATAAATTCTAGGCAAAAAGCATTGACTTCTGGTTCTGGAGTTTCAGATAGAACACGTCTGTACACTTCTGTACCTTACAATATCAATTTTCAATTAAATGCTTATGCCAAATCTCAGGACGATGCGTTACAGATTGTTGAACAGATTATTCCTTTTTTCAATCCGCAGTATACAGTATCGGTCAAACCACTTGAAGACTTGACTGATATCACAGATGATGTTCCTATTATTCTGCAAGGGTTGAACTTTCAGGATGATTATGAAGGACCATTAGAGGCTAGAAGAACCATTATCTACACAATGGACTTTTCCATGAAAGTTAGTTTCTATGGGCCTCTATCCACTGGACCTATCATTCGACAGGTTGATGGACAGATTTATCAACAAGGTACCGGAGTTACTGGTGATAGTGATACTTTACTTGAAACACTCCGAACAACTCCGAACCCCTTAGCAGTAAGTCCTGATAGTGATTATGGATTTAATTATGAATATTTTAGTGCATTGGATAGTGTAACATAATGAAAGATAACAATACAAAGAATATACAAGACGATTACGATACTTCACGTGATACGTATCTGGAATTGATTGAGGGTGGTAAAGAATCCCTTGAGTTGATGATACAAGTAGCACGTGAATCAGAACACCCACGAGCTTTTGAAGTTTTGTCCGGTATGATTAAAAACATCGCTGATGTCACAGACAAGTTGATGGAACTGAACAAGAAACATAAAGACGTGATGAAAGAAGAAATACCTGAACAAAAACAAATCACGAACAATAATGTGTTTTTAGGAAGCACTACTGATTTGCAACGCTTGCTACAGAATGAAGAAAAGGTGATTAGTGATGATGCAAAACTCGTTACTGAGAATGAATAACGAAACGTATCTTGGCAATATCAATGTAAAACGTGATGGTATAGTTCAGGAATGGACTAAGGACCAAGTACGTGAATATAAAAAATGCATGGATGACCCTTCGTATTTTGCCGAACACTATGTTAAAATTATTTCTCTGGATAGTGGATTGGTTCCGTTTAATCTTTACGATTATCAAAGACGGATGTTCGAACATTTTAATAATAATCGGTTTAATGTCGTTCTTGCTTGTAGACAGTCTGGTAAGTCAATATCGTCGGTTGCCTACCTTCTTTGGTACGCCATTTTCCATCCCGAAAAAACAATCGCTGTACTGGCGAATAAAGGAGCAACTGCCCGAGAGATGCTCGCCCGTGTTACTCTCATGTTGGAGAATCTTCCATTCTTCTTACAACCTGGCTGTAAAACTCTTAATAAAGGTTCAATCGAGTTTTCTAATAATTCTAGGATTATTGCTGCTGCCACTAGCGGGTCTTCTATTCGGGGTATGTCTGTTAATTTGCTCTATCTCGATGAGTTTGCTTTTGTTGAGCGAGCAACTGAGTTTTACACTTCAACGTATCCTGTTGTCTCCGCTGGACGAGACACCAAAGTCATCATCACCTCAACCGCAAACGGTATCGGAAACATCTTCCATAAAATATGGGAAGGCGCTGAACAAGGTATAAATGAATTTAAATCGTTTCGTGTAGACTGGTGGGATGTTCCGGGCAGAGATGAAGAATGGAAAGCACAAACAATTGCCAATACATCAGCACTCCAATTTGACCAAGAATTTGGTAATACCTTTTTTGGAACAGGTGATACCCTAATAAACGCTGAGACGCTCTTGTCTTTACGAGCAAAAACGCCCCAGCGGGTTTTAGAGGGCGGTCTTCTAAAAGTTTATAACGAACCTGCTAGCAAGCACGAGTACATCATGACCGTTGATGTCTCGAAAGGAAGAGGTCAGGACTACTCTACGTTCACTGTCATCGACATTTCGACACGCCCATTTGAACAAGTGGCTGTGTATCGGAACAACTCTATCTCTCCAATACTCTTCCCTAATATTATATATAAGTACGCAACCGTTTATAACAACGCTTATGTGGTTGTTGAATCAAATGACCAAGGTTCTGTGGTATGTAACGGTTTATACTACGACCTTGAATACGAAAACGTTCATCTCTCTTCAGCTGTAAAATCTAATTCAATTGGTATTGAAATCAACCGTAAAACAAAACGACTAGGTTGTTCTGCTATTAAAGATATTCTAGAAGAAAAGAAACTTGCGATTCACGATGATAACACTATTCTAGAAATCTCCACGTTTGTTGCTAATGGAGTTTCTTATCAGGCCAGTGACGGTAACCACGATGATTTAATGATGAACCTCGTGATGTTTGGTTACTTTGTTACAACGCAAATGTTCGCCGATATGACTGATATTAATCTCAAACAAATGATGTTTGAAAACAGAATGCAAGAGATAGAAGATGATGTTGTTCCATTTGGTTTTATAGATGATGGTTCATCTCAAATTGATTATATTGAACAACGAGAAGAAATGGAACGACAAGGATGGCAACTTTTTCACGATCCTTTCTAAAAACCCCGCAAATATAAATAAATACATTGAACATCCGTATTATGTAAATCTTATTATTAGCTAATAAAAAAAGGAAACGATTATGGCTCTTTTTACCCCATCAGCGTCTCCCAGCATTACAGTTAAAGAAATTGACTTAACGGGTGTTGTCCCTTCAGTCACTACTTCAACGGGTGCTTATGTAGGAGAATTTTCTTGGGGTCCCGTACACCAACCAACTCTCGTAGATAACGAGGGAACGTTGGTTTCGACATTCGGGTCTCCAAGTACCACAAATGCAGTAGACTTTTTGTCTGCCGCAAACTTTTTGCAATACTCAACAAGTCTTTATGTGTCACGTACAGTAGATGATACTGCTGACACCGGCGCGTTAAATGCGTGGGATTCAGATGAAATAATTGATTTGTCATCTGGCAAACCATTGGTTAAGAATGCCGACGATTTTGATATTCAGAACACAATAGCTGGTCTCAAAGCTCCAGCAAAAAACCATACTTTCATCGCAAAGTATCCCGGCGAAGCTGGTAACAGTCTCAGAGTAGAACTGTGTCCTGCTAAGTCAAACGATACAACTTTGTTTGATGGTTGGGCATACGCCAGTTATTTCGATGCAGCGCCAGGTACTTCACAGTACGCCTCTGACGTTAATGGTGCAGACGATGAAGTTCACGTTGTCGTAGTAGACGAAGACGGTACTTTAACTGGTACAGTAGGTGCTGTTTTAGAAACATTCCCGTTCTTATCTTTTGCAACGGACGGTAAGACTGTAGATGGTTCTAATAACCACGTTATTGATGTTATTAACAATCGTTCAAGTTATGTTTGGGCAATATCCCTAAACAAACATGACGGTGCAGCAGATGAAGATTATAACTTCACATCAACCGCATCAGGAACAGACTTTGAACCAGCTACACCAACTATTCATACGTTTAAGTTGGGCGGTGGTTCTAATGGTCCAACAATTGATACTGGTGATGTTGCGAAAGGATTTGACGAGTTCGAAAGTAAAGAAAACATTCAGGTGGATTTCTTAATCGCTCGTGGTATGTCCGCTACTGCTGACCAAACTACCGTTGTTAATGACATTGTAGGTACGGCCGCATCTTTGCGTAAAGACTGTGTTGTTGTTACTTCACCTGCTAGAGAAGATGTTGTTGGTTTAACTGCTGCTGACGCGGTAACAAACACAACTGGTGGTGTTGCAAATTTCACAGCTTCATCTTACCTGATTGTAGACAACAACTACCTTAAGGTATATGACAAGTATAACGACCAATATGTGTTTATCCCAGCTGCTCCTGGCACTGCTGGTTTGATGGCATCGACTGATGCTGTCGCTGCACCTTGGTTCTCACCTGCTGGTCAAAGAAGGGGTCAATATTTCGGAGTTACTTCCTTAGCTTATTCAGCTAGTAAGGCACAAAGAGATACATTGTACAAAGCTGGAATTAATCCGATTGTAAACTTGCCTGGACAAGGTATTATTCTTTTTGGTGATAAGACTAAAGAATCTCGTCCATCAGCTTTCGATCGTATTAATGTCCGACGATTGTTCCTCGCAATTGAAAGGTCAATCGAACGAGCTGCAAGAAACGTAATGTTTGAATTCAATGACGAATTCACTCGTGCAGAATTTGTTAATATCGTTGAACCGTTCCTGAGAGAAATTCAGGGTCGAAGAGGTATTACAGATTTCCGAGTGGTTTGTGACGAAACAAACAATACGGCTGCAGTAATCGACCGTAACGAGTTTGTTTGTTCAGTTTTTGTCAAACCTGCTCGTTCTATTAACTACATCACTCTTAACTTTGTTGCTGTACGCACCGGAGTTGATTTCAGTGAAGTGGTTGGTACGGTTTAAGCACAACCATAAGGAGAATTTAAATGGCAATTTTAGGAGTCGATGACTTTAAGTCAAAGCTGAGAGGTGGTGGTGCTAGGCCGAATCTGTTCCAAGCAACTGTCAACTTCCCAGCTTATGCTGGAGGTGATGTTGAATTAACATCATTTCTTTGCGAAGCTGCTCAGTTACCTGCCTCAACTATGGGATTGGTAACAGTTCCGTTCCGTGGTCGCCAGTTGAAAATAGCTGGTGATAGAACTTTCGAACCTTGGACAGTAACCATTATCAATGATACTGATTTCACAATTCGAGATTCAATGGAACGTTGGATGAATGGAATGAACGCTCATTCGGCAAACACGGGTTTGGTTAATCCAGTAGATTATCAAGCTGACCTCTTCGTAGATCAGTTGGATAAAGATGGAGAAACACTCAAGCGTTACAACTTCCGTGGTTGTTTCCCGACAAACGTTCAGGCAATTGACCTTTCATACACAACGGAAAACGAGATTGAAAGATTTACGGTAGAATTCCAAGTCCAGTACTGGGAATCAAATACAACATCTTAAATCTCTACTAAATAATTGGGACCTCTCCGGAGGTCCCTTTATTTTATTTTTTGGACACAGATATGGCAGACGATAGCATCTTTAAATTATTTGGTTTTGAGTTACGCAGAACACAAGCACAGAAGAAAGAAAAACTTCCTTCCATTGTTCCGCCTACGGATGACGATGGTGCTGGGTATGTCACTACAGCTGCTGGTCACTATGGTCAGTATATCAATATGGATGGTGATAATTCTAAAGACAATCACCAACTTATCTTACGTTATCGTGGAGTTGCAACACATCCAGAAGTAGATATGGCGATTGAAGAAATTGTCAACGAATCGATTACTGCTTCTGAACTAACATCTAACCTTGAACTATCACTAGAAGATGTAGAAGCCCCCGATAAGATTAAAGAACAAATTCAAGAAGAATTCAAAAATATTGTGTCTATGTTGAAGTTCAATGACAATGGACACGATATTTTCCGTTCGTGGTATGTTGATGGTAGAATCTATCATCACCTACTTGTGAACGAATCGAATCTCAAAGCAGGTATTCAAGAAATTAGACACATCGATGCTGCAAAGATTCGTAAAGTTAAAAATGTAAAATACAAAAAAGACCCTGCAACGGGCGCAAAGATTGTTGAGTCAGTAGACGAGTTTTATATTTACGAAGAGAAGCCTGGACAACAATCATCAGCGGTTAAACTTTCTACAGATTCTATTAGTTATGTCACATCTGGTTTACTTGATGAGACAAAAAAGAAAGTTGTGTCGCATCTACACAAGGCACTAAAACCAATCAATCAGTTAAGAATGATGGAAGACTCTCTAGTCATCTATCGTCTCGCACGTGCACCAGAAAGACGTATCTTTTATATTGACGTGGGTAACTTGCCCCGTGGTAAGTCTGAACAGTATATGAAAGATATTATGGCAAAGTATCGTAACAAACTGGTATACGATGCGAACACTGGTGAACTCAAAGATGACCGCAAGCATATGTCGATGCTTGAAGACTTCTGGTTACCCCGTCGAGAAGGTGGTCGTGGTACAGAGATTTCTACTCTGCCTGGCGGTGACAACCTTGGTCAGATTGATGATATCATTTATTTCCAAAAGAGATTATATCGTGCATTGAATGTTCCTGTCAATCGTTTGGAACAGGAAGCTCAGTTCTCTCTTGGTCGTTCTACTGAGATTTCACGAGACGAAGTGAAACTACAAAAGTTTGTTGACCGTCTTCGTAGAAAGTTTTCTCAGGTATTCTTAGGCATTCTTCGTAAACAACTTCTGTTAAAAGGTATTATCACAGAACAGGATTGGGAAGAATGGCGAAACGAAATCATCGTTGATTACGTTAAAGACAATCACTTCACTGAGCTCAAAGAAACAGAAATTATGCGTGAACGGTTTGGTCTTCTGAATGAAGTAGACCAATTCGTGGGTAACTATGTAAGTAAAGAGTGGATATGGAAAAATGTTTTGAGAATGTCTGAAGAAGATATTGAGGACATGCAGAAACAAATAGATAGTGAAGGTGAAGACGGTGATGTTGAGTTGCCTGGAATGGGTGGTGGTGACGATGAAGAAAAACCAAAGCCTGAACCCAAGGCAGAACCTAGTTCTGATGAAGAACCCCCTCAAGAATCTGAGGAGAAAAAAGAAAAATATATACCTTCACAAGAAGATGAATTACTTGAAGAAATGACAAGGTATATGGCACGAATCAATGAACAAGATTGATAAAATTTCTACTGCGTTCTCCATAGTACACACGCAGAAAGAAATTGAAAAGTTAGAAGACAAAATATTTAATGTTTTCGAAGACCTTCAAGGACTTCAAGGACCGCAAGGGTTTGAAGGTCCACAGGGCCCAAAAGGCGATAAAGGAGTTAAGGGAGATAAAGGTGACCAAGGTATCAAAGGTGACCGTGGCGAAAAAGGAGATCGAGGAGCTCAAGGTCTCAGGGGAGACAAGGGAGATACTGGACTTCGTGGAGAAAAGGGCGAGAGAGGCGAACAAGGATTACAAGGCGAGAGAGGTTTCCAAGGAGAAAAGGGTGACACTGGCCTACAGGGATTAACTGGCCCCCAAGGAGAACGTGGTGAGAAGGGTGATACAGGCGATACTGGAGCTCGTGGTGAGAAAGGAGAACCTGGCCCAATCGGTCCCGCCGGTCCTGTCGGAGCAATCGGACCTGCTGGCCCTCAAGGAGTTGCAGGAGCAAAGGGTGAACGAGGCGAACGAGGCGAGAGAGGATTAACTGGCCCTCAAGGTGAAAAAGGTGAACGTGGAGAGAAAGGTGAGCCCGGAACTCCTGCACCTGATTACAGAAATGAGTTCGAAGAAGCATTAAAGAATTTTAATCAACGACTGACAGAAAATGCATCAAGAGTTGATAACAATATTCAGAAACAGATTGATAGAATCAATCAATCTCTAAGCACTATCGGAGGTGGTGGTTCTTACAAATTGGTTGATAATGCAGATGTTGATAAAGCTGCATTGAAGGGCGTAGTAGATGATGCGATATTAATCTACGACCCCACCAAGAAAAAATTTATTGCGGATTCTTTCGTAAATGTATTGGACAGATTAAAAGCGGAATTAGAAGTGCAGTATAACAAATTAATAGATCAGGAAGGGACGTTTTATTACATAGGTGAGGCATTGCCTGGTACTAATACGGATCAACCTAAATGGCGAATCAAACGTATCGAAGAAATTGGTAATGACTACAATATTTTATGGGCAGATGGAACTGCTGAATTTGATAAAATATGGGATGATAGAATCACGTTTACATATTCATAATTATAAATAACAGGGTGCACAAACCTTAAATTACATGTAATAAAAATTATTCTACGTAGGAGATATAGAAATGCCAACAATTGTAGATCCAGATGGGTTGTTTGATACTGGTGGAGATTCCGCCGGTAAGAACATTCACATCGACACTGCATTACGAACAATTAAGATTCGTAACAACAGTGCAGCGCCAAAGGGACCCGTTCTTGATGAAACGGGGGTGACGCTTCAGGCACTTTACAGCTTTCTTAAACAAGAATGGAAGGATGACCCAAACAGTAAACAGTTGATTGCTTATCCTTTCCCACTCGTCGCTATTACACCAGAACAGTTCGAATGGCGTTTCGGATGGTCACCTGCTGACGATTCATCGCGTTCTTTGATTCGTACTGCTGGATGGAGAGAATTTAGTACTGATGATACCACATTGAAACGTCAGTATATTGGTACAATTTCTCTAGGTAATATCGATGGTGATCAGAACCAAGACGGTGCTGGTGACCAAGATTTCGTTTATTACGCATTTTTTGATTCTGCAAATGGTACATCAAAGGCTGGTCCATTTGACTACAACTTCCCCGGCGAAGTTAACCAAGCAGTACTGACTTATAAAGACAGTGATGCAAACCAAACGGCAGAACTTGATTTTCGTGGAGATATTCTTCGTTTGTTCATTCGTCAAGAAGGTAAGACATACGACCAAACTGACACCGTAGATATCGGTTTGTCAGCTGGTACAACTCTTCCTTATAACACTCAACGATTCCCGTTGGTTGAAGGTAACGACCTTAAAATTACTGGTGCTGGTGGTGTAAGTGACGCAACTATTTTAGCTGCAAAAGGAAATGGTCAAAAGTACTCGACTACAGGTGACGGTTCTACCATTGAATATCTTGCGGTAGATGAAGCATCTAACACTTTCGGTTATTCAGAAGACTTGTTGGGTGGTCCTTTCAATTTTGGTGTTAAGATTAAATCTGCATCAGGCGTTGATGGAACAACACCTTTAACTAACCAAGAATTATATGCTTGGGTTCAATATAACTTGCGTCAAGATTCTGATATTGAATTTGCTGCAGGTACAGTTAAGAGTGGTAAACTGGCAGATGAATTGTTGGCCTTTGTTGGTGATACATTAACAACTAAACCAGTAACTAATATCGACCAAAACGGTACCAGAACTGGTGTTGCGATTACTAATGTTAATGCTGATGATATCAACAACACCCAGTTGTTCAATACTGGTGGGTCGTTGCAATCATTCCCGTTCTCTACTGCAATTAGTATTGGTTTCTCTCAAGATATTTTGGATGATGGTGCTAACGCTAAAGTGTTTGTATACTATGACCACACACGTGATTACGCTGTTGGTGGTGAAATCGGAACGTCGATTCAACTTGCTGACGTAGGTCCGTCAGCAACTAATGCGTATCTTGACAGTGCTAACATTACTTTAAATGGTGCGGTATCGTTCACACCTTTATTGACAACCACTACTGTTCAGAACCCAGAGGGTCTAGACCCCTTAACTGATGCTAATGCATATTTCCGCTTAAATAAAGCTAGTGGTACTGGTGCTAATCACAACGTTATTTGGAAAGTAACTTCTGTAGTCGATTCCAGTAACTTTGCGGCGATTACACTTGATGATACGGTTGCACCAATTAATGAGACTTTGAATACAGCGGGCGATGCAATTTACACTCACCCAATCAACTCTCCGGGCGCATTGTTACTTGACTCTGCTGGTGCAACAGCAGAAAATAATGTTGCACAGGCGGCCGTTTCGGACCTTGCATCTGGTAGTTTAACAAACAACCGTTTTGTGGTATCTTATGCGTTTGATAACAATTCACAAAAAGACAGAGAAGGTGGACAACCTTTCGATGTTAACGTTCGTGCAATTGGATTGAACAATGGTACTTGGGTGGAACAGACTGCAACGATTACAGAACAGAATACAAATAGTATCTCTGTAGTATCTGCTGTAGAACGTAACTACTCTGACCCAGCATAATAAAATGAACACGAGGGGTCCTTCGGGGCCCCTTAATTTTTTTTTTGAGGAATATTATGAAAATATCTTTAGAACAAGCCAGTGAAATACTTAATCGAAGTGCCGATGAGGTTCTTTATATTGCGAACAATGAGAAACGGCTTCCGATTCAACTTGTTGGTGATGAAGAATTAAACTACAATGAAGATGGTACAATTTCATTTAATGAAAATGTTGAAACAACTGAACCAACATGGTGGTTCAATTTGGATGATGTGTTATCATTTAAAAAAGAAATGGACGAGGGTCTTGTAGGGGAAATTGAAAGTCATTTAAACGATTGAGCATATTATGGAATGCGGTGAATGCACCGAATGTTGCGAATTACTTGAAGTAAAATCATTAAAAGCAACACAAGGTAATATTATTGAAACAATTGTCATAGATTCTCCAGCAGGAGAAATGTGCGGTTATTGCGAGAAAAATGTGGGTTGTAAAGTGCACGAAGAACGTCCGAAAATATGTAGAGATTTTTTCTGTTCTTATGCACAACACGAAAAGGCGCCTTTGTTTATGCGACCAGATAAGTGTGGAATTATTTTTGAAAAAATTGATGAAGAAATGTTCATAGGAACAGTGAGAGCAGAAGTCACAATAAGTGAACACGGTATGAATCAAATAAAAGTTTTTAATCAACAAGGATACAGTGTAGTTTTAAGAAAACACGACACATTACAACCTATGTTATATCCCCGTGATGGTGTGGAAAAATTTGATCTTCTCAAAAAATTTCTAAAATTGGTAAAGATGAACAATGGCTAACACACCCACCACAGACTTAAACGATATCTACACCGATGGTGCTTGGGGCGAACCAGCCCGAGACACTGGTGGTTCGACGCCAATTGTTGATGCAGAAGCATACCTGCAAGGAAACGATTGTAGTTCCCAAGCGCTTCGGGCGAACAAATCTGGTGCGTGTGGAGCAATGTATCAAGCGGTTACTGACCCCGCTGGTTTCACAGATGGGACAGACGTTTTTCTCCTTTGGTGGTACTTTCTTTTTCCCAATGCACTTAACCCATTTAATGAAACCCAAGGTCTTGGTCAAGCGTTTCCAAGCCTGAACGCGCCTGGCACTGAGGCTGGATATTTTTTAGGTATAGGTTCTGGTGATGGTAATTCTTATCATTGGGCAGTAGGTGGAAGAGATTACGGTACGTATCCATATGGTGGTTGGACTAATATCGCAATTGACCCCTCAACGGCTTCGACTAAAGCGGCAATTCAAGAAGGTACGCCTACCGCTGGAACATATACCGCACTGACCGCAACACCTAATCCTAGAATTGGTTTGAACCGTGGTCAGGGTCACGCAGTAGATGCGGTTCGTTGGGGAAGAGCGTCTATAACATTTACTGGTGGAGCACCCGCTGGTACCTTCGATGATATGGCTACACAAAACGACTTGGAAGCTAACCGTTGGGGAATATTTCAAGAAACTGCGGCAGGATACCTTTATAAAGGAAGACTAGAACTAGGCACATCCGCGACATCGCTTCTATTTGAAGATTCGAATCAGAGTATCTTGATTGATGATACTCGATATTGTTATCCTGAATTTAATCTGATTGAAATTAGTAACGCAAATTCGAATATTATATGGGGAAACATCGTATTCTCCAAAGGAAGTGCGTATGGTACTACAATTGATTCTGCGAGAGGAAATCTAATTGTTAACGATAACGCAGCTACGAACTTTAAAGGTTGTTCATTTACCGATATGGGTTTCTTTAACTTTGGTTCTAATTCTACGAATCAGGATGTAACCTTTCGAAGAGCTGATGTTGTTAGACAAAATGGTGCGACCTTTACCAATTGTGATTTTGAAACAACACACGATTCAGCTCACGCATTGCACGTAAGTGATTCAGGAAATGATATAAGTCTAATAACTGGTTGTAGTTTTACCTCAACTCCCAATAGATCTAATCACGCAATACGTCTTGGGTCGGTTGCACAAACCAAATCAATTAACTTTTCAAATAACACACTTTCGGGTTATACTGCGGGGACTACTGGAGATTTTGTTGGTACGACTGGAACAGATAGTGCAGCAATAGAAGTTAATGTAGCAACAAGTCAAACATTAACAATCAACATAGTTAACAATTCTACCGTACCATCAATTCAAAATCTTGGAGCAGGGACAGTTTCGATTGTTGAAGCCGCTACGGTTTCTTTAACTCGTTTGTTAGGTAACACAGAGATTAGTGTACTAGACAATCCATCCCCATACTCTGCAACTTCATTACCCGCCCCGAGTGTGACAACTGTTTCGTCAACTGAGAGAATAAGTGCAGACACATTTGTTGGAGACAATACAAACTATTATCAAATCAATACTGGTGGTACATTCGTTACGATTGATGCAGTAGGTTCTGCTGTGTTTAGTAATTTCCCTGGCGTGTTACAGGACACAAACGCAACTAATCCTAGAGCATTAGCCGATGGTGACAAGATACGAATCGTAGTTCGAGATGATGATACCAACCCATCATTACAATTGTTTGATGAGTTTGAGGTTGATGCAGACCCAACAGCACCGACTACAACTTCGATAATAACAAAAACGCTTTCTTCTGGGTTTACTTCTGCGTTTGGAACCGCAATTACTGGTGCAAATTCTAAAACAGTCACAGTAGAGAAAGTAGACGCAAGGTTTCAGTTTTCAACTCCGGTAGGAAACGTGATAGATATCTTGGCATTTAGAACTGGGTCAAACCCTATTCTATCATTAAACAATTCAGCTGAAACAGGTAACATACCACTGACGCAGGTCGGTGACAGAAACTATCGAGACCCAGCATAAAAAAACTTATAAATAAAGAGTATTAACGCAAGAATTTTTTTGGAGCAATAAATGGCAGGTGAAAAACGATATACAAGAATACCACCAGAGAGCACTGGCGATCGTCTGTACATGATACACACTGCTGAGATCGAATTCGAGCAGAAATTAGATGCACAAGGTGGAGATACTGATCACGTTTGGAAAATCGGCGAAAGATACGACATTACCAATTTTCAAGGTGGTGACGTGCACGTACACGGCGTTTATGATAAAGGTGATGGTACTGGTATTCTTGCGGTTCACTATAATAAAACTGCAAAGTTTGAAAATGCAGTTCCTGCCGCTGGTGAAACCATTTCTTATGATGGTACAAACATTTGTAAAGTAAAAGAAGCATATGACGTATACGTACCAACTACCCACATTATGGGGTACGACAACCCAGAGTACGGATTAGAGATTGACCGTTTCGGTGCGGCAAACATTAGATTCTCAGAAGGACAACCAGAACTTGCGGCATATGGTCAGCTGCGTATTGCTGACTCAAGGGTTCTTGCTAATTATGTTTTCGACGTTGATGCAATGCCCTCACAATTTGCAAACTCTCTCTTGGGTTCTGGCACTGCTGTATGGGACTCAGGTAAGAAATGGATACGTCTTGGTTTAGAAGGTAATCTTGGCAATGGCGCTTCTGGTGACCTTGCAACAAACACCTCACACCTTTATCACCCGTTAACGTTTGGTTCTGGTATCTTCGTTATTATGGGAACCATGATTCCTGATACTGGTAAAGCAACCTGTGTGAGAAACTGGGGTCCATTTGATGCAACTGACGGGTTTATGTTCCGTCTCACTGGGTCAGGTCTCTCTGTCGTACATCGTAGAACTTTTGACGGTACTCAAACCGAAACAGTCATACCACAGTCAAACTGGAATGGTGATCGTTTGGACGGTAGTGGTGGCGGCGGGAACAGATCAGGCGTAACCCTTGATGTCACAACGGCAAACCAGTATTTCTACGATTATCAAAGTTTAGGCGGGGGTTCTATTCGTTGGGGTATTATCATCAACGGTGAACGAATCATCTGTCATGAAATGGATATGAGTAATCGAACCGACATCGGATGGCAAACAAATGCTATCGGGTTGAATGCAAGACCTATTTGTTGGGCAACTAAGAGAACGTCTGCGCCGACAGAAGATAGTGCTGATTATTTTTATGCGTTAGGTGCTGGTGTTTGGACAGATGCGGGAACTGACCCCGTTCAAGAATTGGGAAAGCCGGGGTCTATTGATGAAGTATTCATGATTGATAACAAAGTAACTACTGCGGGTGTTCCATATACGCAGGGTGTTTATTACCTCACCTCAATGCGTCCCGTTGCTGAATACCCTGCTGGTTTTCCTGCCGCCGGACAAGATAACCACTCTCTGTATGCACCAGAACAAATTCGTCTCAATTGTTTTAACGAAGACGGGACTTTCCCAGATGGAGAGTTGCGTGTGTTCTTGAAGTGTATTCTTCGAGGAGAGAAATGGGAAACACCCAGTTACGCTACGATACAAAGAGATGGTGATGCAGTTACCAGCGTAGATGGTATTCGTTCTGTATACAATGCCAAAGGGCATCACATTGGTCACGGCCCAGAAATTATACGAGCACCAATTCGGAATGGTGTACTTGATGTCAACTTAGAAAAATTGTTTGACGGTATTCAATGGGGCGCAGTAAGACCTAACACAGAAGTAGGACTTTCAAGACGCAAACAACCTCTGCAAGATATTTTTGGTCAAACAGATCGGTATAGTCGTGGCGTACAACGTGTTGAAATACAGGTTGGTCAAGATCCAGAACGAGGCGGGAATGTTCACTACTTCGAAGACAAACAATTAATTACGTTCAAGGACATTACAGATACCAATGGCCCCGAAACATTACTGAACAAAAACTTCTATTTGTCTTTCTTGTCAAGTAACGATGCTTGGTTGTACGACAGTGATGCGGGTGGCGTGTCATTGCTCGAAGATGACCGTAATACTCGAATTATTAATTTCACGCCTTCTACTATTCCAGTGGGGATTAACAATCTTTCGCCAAGTGGTCAAGACAGTGCACAAGTTGCTGGTGCGGGAAGTGCACTGGTTCTCGACTATGATTCAGATGCGGGTCAAATATTCCTTGAAGGTAGAAACAATGCCTTGTTGGACTCAGATCTTGCGGGTGGTACTGCATTCACAGTTAAGAATAGTTCCGGAGCAACATTGTTGAGTACCACGTTGAGCTCTGTTAGAAGGAACGGTGTTAATGCATATCCGTTAGATTACAAGACATCTTTGAATGCATACAGTTCTTCGGGTTGGAGTAATCCAGCATACAATTTGGCAGACGAAGGTGCGCTCGAAGCAGAACCACCATCTGCTCCTGTTTGGACGTTTATGTACAATCCAATCGGTGGAGACGATCTTGGGTTCCAGCCAGGCGGATCACAACCATCTGCACCTGATCGAACTTATATCACATTCAATGTTGTGTGGAAAGAACTTAGTCAGTAATGGCATTTATTCATCACCAATATGGTAATAATTGGAATTGGGATCCTAATCTGTTTCCTAATCAAAAGGTTGCGTTTGATGCTTTTGCAAAAATCATATATGTAAACGAAGGTGTTACAGTACTTGATGTAAAGATTGACATATATTCTGCATGGAAAGAATGGGTACTAAATTCACCAGAATATCCATTACCATCTTGGCAACTAGAAGCAATTAGTGCTATCGGTGGTGAACCGTTGAACGATACGTTGAACGTTGGTTCGACATTCTTCCTAGAGAATGGATGGAGAATACAACCATTTGCGAGTAAGAATCCGTATATTCTTACGGTAAACGGAAACATTTATACAAGAGAAGCGGGTGGTAACCCATTCTTGTTTGCAGAAGGTGTATCAGTTAACTTGACACGTTCTAACTTGGTAGACCAGTTAGTTGCAAGTGCAGCTATTACTCAAGCGGATTATGAAAATATTGCTGCGTATGTTTGGGCTAGATCGACTACACCGAACACTGGTGCAAGTACATATGGACAGTTAGTGAAAGACATAGATAGTGATTTAACAGTAGTAGATACTAAAGTTGATAACACCTTGAAGAAAGGTGAATTTTTGGCACTCAAATAGGAGTTTGAATTATGGCAGATGATGATGTAATGGTAGCACAAGTAGAAGCAGACCCGATTGAACCGAACAATCGTATTGCTGATTTGTTGGCAGCTATCGAAAAAGAAAATCACTTAGATGCAGAAAAATCTTTTAATGATCTGATTGGTGACCGTTTAAGTACTGCATTAGACCAGCGTAAAGTTTCTCTGGCACAATCGGTATTTAATAACGAACCGGAAACTGCCGAGGCGGAAGAAGAAGATGGTGAACTCGATATCGATATTAGTGATGACGAGTTCGAGACAGAACTAGATGCTCTTGAGACAGATGAAGAAGAGTATTTAGAAACAGAAGAAGAACCAGAAAATTAATTTTTTATAAATAATAATTATGAAAAATTTTAAAGAAATTAGAGAAGCCTCTAAGAAAAAAATGCCACCTGGCGAACATGTGTTCGATAAAAAGGTAGGTAAGGTGCACGTTATGGTGCACAAAAATACAAAGGGTTTCACCGTTTATATTGACGGCGAAAAATTAGACACTTATCGTTCTCAGAAAGAAGCTGAGAAGATGGGTGTCACATTTGCAAAGGAAATGTAACCAATGAAACTTATTGCCGAATATGTAGAACAAGATTTAACCGTTATCACTGAAGCGAAAGAAGGTGGCGGTAAGTCATATGTCATTGAAGGCGTGTTCGCACAAGCAGAACAAAAGAATCGAAACGGACGTATCTATCCTAAAACCATTATGGAAAAGGCGGTAGATAAGTACGTAAATGAACAGGTTAAACAAAAAAGGTCAGTTGGTGAATTGAATCATCCTGAAGGCCCAACAGTTAACCTAGATAAAGTTTCTCACCTCATTACAGACCTTCAATGGGAAGGTAATAATGTGGTAGGAAAAGCATCTATTCTTGATACTCCTAATGGTCAGATTGTTAAAGGTCTACTCGATGGGGGAGTCAAACTAGGTGTTTCAACTCGTGGTATGGGTAGTCTTGAGAACAGGAATGGCACAATGTATGTGAAAGAAGATTTTCTTCTTAACACAGTAGATATTGTTCAAGACCCTTCAGCGCCTGGTGCGTTTGTTAACGGCATCATGGAAGGTGTTGATTGGGTGTGGAACAATGGTATCATTCAACCTCAAGAAATTGAAAAAATGGAGACAGAAATTAAAAAGGCTCCACGTACTGATCTCTACGAGACTCAGGTTCGTGAGTTTAAAAATTTCCTCTCGTTACTCAAAACAAACTTTAAGGAGTAAAACATGTCTGATCAAGAAAACATGATTGATGATGTTGAACTTCCTGAGGCGTCTGAGGACCAAATCGAGGAAGCGAAAGGTCACGATCCTGAAGGTGCTGAGAAAGACTCAGTAGATTCAGTAGATAAGGCTGGCGATGCTACTAAGCAAGCCGCTGCTCCGAAGACTAAAGCAGGTATGATCAACGCAATGTACGGCAAGATGCATGCTATGAAAAAGCATGAACTTCAAGCTATGTACGCAAAAATGCAGGAAGAAGTTGAAATGTCAGAAGAAGAAGGCGAAGCGGTTGAGTTGCCAGAATTTTCTGTTACTGATGAACTCAAGGCATTGGTTGAATCAGAGGCAACATTGTCAGATGAATTCAAAGCGAAAACTGCTGTAATCTTCGAAACTGCTATTCGTTCCAAACTTACTGAAGAAGTAGAACGTTTGGAAGATGAATATCAATCTCGTCTTGACGAAGAACTGAACGCAACGCGTGAAGACCTCGTTGAGAAGGTTGATAACTACCTCAACTATGTGGTTGAAACTTGGATGGAAGAGAACAAACTCGCTGTCGAGTCTGGTCTCCGTACTGAGATTGCTGAAGGTTTCATGAATAACTTGAAAGAGTTGTTCGTTGAGTCTTACATCGAAGTACCTGAGTCTAAGGTAGACCTTGTTGATGAACTCGCTGCATCAGTGGAAGAGTTGGAAGAAAAACTCAACGACCAAACTGGTTCAGTATTAGAAATGCGTGAGAAGTTGGAAGAGTACCAGCGTGAAACGGTTATCCGTGAAAGCGCTCGTGACCTTGCAGACACGCAAGTAGAAAAATTACGTTCTTTGGTTTCTTCTCTCGACTTTGAAGACGAAGAGTCATTCACAGAAAAAGTTAAAACTGTGAAAGAGTCTTACTTCAAGAAAGAAGTAACTTCAACCGAAGAAGTAATCGAAGAAGATTGGGATACGGATGCCACAGTTGAATCTAATTCTACTATGGATATGTATCTCAATGCAATCAAAAGAACTAAAAAGTAACATTTAAGGAGTATTTAAATGGAAATTTCTTACGATAGACTCGTTGAGAAGTGGGCTCCAGTTCTGAATGAAGAGTCAGCGGGTGAGATCAAAGATTCTCATCGTCGTGCTGTAACTGCTGCTATCTTGGAAAACCAAGAGAAGGCGTTCATGGAACAAGCTCAACTTAACGAAGTAAACACAAACACTTCTGTAACCCAAGCTGCTGGTTCAAGTGGTGCAAACTGGGACCCCATCCTTATCGCCCTCGTTCGTCGTGCTATGCCTAACTTGATGGCATATGACGTTTGTGGCGTTCAGCCTATGACTGGTCCTACTGGTCTTATCTTCGCTATGAAGTCACGTTTTAAGACTGGACCTAATGCTGGTGCTGGTGCTGTTGATACAGAAGCTCTGTTCAACGAAGCACCAACTCCATATTCTGGTGACTCTTCAACTGACTTGGCTGACACTCGTGGTCCTTCAGGTCTTAAAGGTGTAACTAATACTAACCCAGGCGCTGGTGACTCTTCTATTGCTGACGAAACAACTACTGTTGATATCGGCCGTGGTATGTCAACTGCTACTGCTGAAGCTCTTGGTACTACTGGTGGTAACTCTTTCCATGAAATGGGTTTCACCATCGAGAAGGCAACGGTTACTGCGGTATCACGTGCTTTGAAAGCAGAATATACGCTTGAACTCGCTCAAGACCTCAAGGCTATTCATGGTCTTGACGCTGAGACAGAACTTGCTAACATTCTGTCTACGGAAATTCTTGCGGAAATCAACCGTGAAGTTATCCGTACTATCAACTCTCAAGCTAAGATTGGTGCTCTTCAATCTAACATGACTACTAAGGGTATCTTCGACTTGTCTACGGACGCTGATGGTCGTTGGTCAGTTGAGAAGTTCAAGGGTATGTTGGTACAGATCGAGCGTGAGTGTAACGTAATTGCTAAGGACACTCGTCGTGGTAAGGGTAACGTAGTAATCTGTTCTTCAGATGTTGCTACTGCTCTCGCTGCTGCTGGTATGCTTGATTACTCACCTGCTCTTTCTACTAACCTTCAAGTAGATGACACAGGCAACACGTTTGCTGGTGTATTGAATGGTCGTACACGTGTTTACATCGACCCATATGCTGACACAGACTACGTGACTGTAGGTTATAAGGGTACGAATCCTTACGACTCAGGCGTTTTCTACTGCCCATACGTTCCTCTCCAGATGGTACGTGCGGTTGGTGAGAATGACTTCCAACCACGTATCGGGTTCAAGACTCGTTACGGCATGATCGCTAACCCATATGCTGGTACAGGTTCACCTCAGAGTGACTTGGCTAACACAGTACGTGCTAACCAGTACTATCGTATTTTCCGCGTGGATAACATCCTCGACTAATAAAAATAACGATAGTTATAAAAATTTGGGGCACTTCGGTGCCCCTTTTTTTATGCAGCTTGATCGATTATTTCCATAGTCTCATCATCAAGACCTATAGAGTTTAACAACCCATTATTATCATTTAATGCTCGTCTAGTAATTAAGTATGCAATACTTGCACGTGCATTGCCAGCCAAACGTCCCTTAATAAGATTAGTTTGTTTTGGATTGGTACGTTTGAAATTTACCAAACTTTCTACAATCTCATCAATACTGTAAGAATGATCGACATCTTCGTTCTTCATTAAAAGATATGCAAGACCTGTAAGTAAATAACCGGAAACGGTTGGTTCTCTATCATAAACTTTTTGAATGATACGAGAAGACTCAATGAAGTACTCTTCGGGTATACCGTCCTTTCGGAAATAATTGGTCTTGACTTCAACAAAACCACCCAAAGACTTTCCAATTGGGTTTAGTCCCTCTACGTCAAGTTCACAGTTTTTGAAAACGTTCAAAAGTTTTAGAGCATCCGGATCACCAAAGACAACCTCAGACTTAAAAATTTCTTCTGCTTTCATAGACTCCTGATCAGCGTTACGTGACTTGAAGTAACGCGCTTCTTCTTTTTGGCAATCTAGGTCAGTCATAAACTGTTTGTGTACCAACTGTGAAGTCTTGATGTGAGTCAAACCACACAGACCCGCCATGATAATACGGCGGAGACCGTCCCAACAAAACTTCTTTCCGGACGGCCGGATTGCGATGTCCACTACTCCAGCTGAGTATGGATCAAACCCGTTCATCTTTTGAAGTTTGTTGATGAGTTTCTTCAAACGGACAATACGTTGATACGTCATGTCAACCCAAATCTCATCGATTGCAACCACACCCACTTCTTTAGGGTCATAAACTGCATTTGAGATCATACCAGCTAGGGTCTTGGTCTTGAAGTTTTCGATACGGAGAATCGCATCGATAATGTCTTGGATACGGACTGTACCCTTTAGGTTAGCGAGCTCACCTGAGACTTCACTATGTTTAGTGCTCTTACGCATATAATACTCCTTGTATTATTTTTAGTAGAGATACAACATGTATCTCATATTAGTATATAGTCATCTTATGATGTCTATGCCTTCTGCGTTAGTATTCCAAGTCTCCACAACGGAACGCAGTCTACCGTCTGACTTCAGAGACTCATAACGTTTGCCCGCCTTGTTACGCCACCAGTCAATGACTGACTCAAGTTCAAAGCGATCAAAGTTATCCTTCTTAACCAATGTGTCTGTCTCCATGTTGAGATACTGTGGCACATTGTCATACCCGTAGGTTGAATAAAAAGAACGCTTCTTTTCAGTCAATCCTTTGGCATCAGAGAAGGTCTGACAGAACTTCGCATAGGCAGTTTCATCATATTGTTTGAGAGAGGCTTTGATGATACCTACCATCTTGGTCTGGGTCTTTAACTTGCGAGAGGATGCATCAGCAGGTACCAAGGATTCACCATCATTTCGTTTTCTAAACCATTCGTTTAACTTACGAAAATTATCATCATTTATCAATGGCGCGAAGTTTGAGTCTGTCAGACCGTTAAACCTTAGTAGTGGTTTCATACCATCATACTGCGAGGCAGCTTTGGTAGAACCATACAAAGAAGTTGTTTCGAACATACAAATGTTCGCATCGTATTTTTTATTCAGTGCTTCACGTACAGTGTGAGAACAACAAATCGCTGCCAGTAATTTACCACCAAGATAGTTGAACCCAAACGGTTGTGTAGGTACAATGTTGAAACCCATAATAACAGATTTGTTAAATCGTTTCATCACATCAGGATTCATTGTATCAAGAGGACCGCCCAACCATTCGTTGCGTGGACGAGAGTTTATTGTTGGTGAACCGAAACGAATCATACCGATAATAGTGTCAGTATTTTTTTCAGTTACTATCCATAACATTTGTTTGCCTGGGATACTTGCCTCTACAGGAGCCGAGGTAGTAATCTCCATGTAACGCATAAATTTTTCTTGTGAACATTCATAAAATCCAATGTTCATATCGTTCGGGTGAATATTGAAGTTACTGAAAAGGTCACTCTCAGGGCCCATGCCTGGAAGTGAATGTGGAAAAGATTCCATGCGTTCCATTTTAACAGTACGCATATAATCATCAATACGTTCGAAGTTACTAAAGAACTCTTCGAACACATTTGCTGCGTAGTAAGCATCGGATTTGGATAAAATCATAAAAATAAATTCTCAAACAATAGGAATAGTATATAGCATTTTTACCAGTGTGTCAAGGTATAAATAGAAGAAACGATTAAAGGTTTACATACCGTGGCAGAACTGACAAGCAACATTAACTATCTTCAACCTACTGGATTTGCGGTCTCTATCTCTAAGGAGAACTATCCTAATATCCAGTACTTTGCACAGTCCGTATCACACCCTAGCGTCTCTGTCTCGGAAGTAGAGGCACCATACCAGAGAAGGAATGTGCCCATCATTGGGGATAAAATATTGTTTGATGAAGTGCAGTTCACTTTCCTAGTTGATGAAGATATGAAATCATACGAAGAAATGTTTGCTTGGTTGAATCGTATTGTCAATGATGAATATAAAACCTCAGCTGGAACTCTTTTATCTGGTATTGGTTCTGAAGCTGATATTACAGTAACCATTCTTTCTAGTCACAACAATGCAAAGAAACAAATTCGTTATGTCAATGCGTTTCCTGTCAACGTAACAGGTATCGAATTTGCTGCAACAAACACAGAAATTTCACCCCTAACATTTAGTGCTGGTTTTAGGTACTCCTATTTCGAATTACTATAACTTGAATCTCCTAGTTAAGTGTGGTATAATACCAGAAAATTACTAGGAAGTCAACACAATGGATTTAAAAGATATCTTGTCTATGTGGGAAGAGGATAGTAAAATTCCTTCAGCACACCTAGATGAAACATCTCGTAACACTCCCGCACTACATTCTAAGTATTTGTCTATTCTAGCTGATGCTAAGTTAAAGATGAAAGATGCGGAGTTCAAACAGAAAATCCTTCTGAAAGATAAGTGGTTATATTATAATGGAAAGTTAGACCAAAAGTCAATAGAAGAAAAAGGTTGGGACCCAGACCCCTTCAATGGTCTAAAGATTCTGAAAGGTGAAATGGAACACTACTATGAGAGTGACCCTGAACTTCAACAATCCGAAGCAAAAATTCAATACATTAAAACTGTGATAGATACACTATCTGAAATTATTAACAATCTTAACTGGCGACATCAGACCATTAAGAATATGATTGACTATAAGAAGTTTGAAGCTGGTTTCTAATGTGATTAAGTTGAAGTTAAAAAATCATGCGATGTTACAGTTAGTGGAGTGTGAAACTTCACTGGCTCAGGAGTTGTATGATTATTTTTCTTTTGACGTGCCAGGCGCAAAATACATGCCCGCATTTAAATCACGAAGGTGGGATGGTAAGATTCATCTGTTGAATCGTATGAACGGCGAAATCAATGCCGGTCTTCTATCAGAAATAGAAAAGTTTGTCTATCGAAAAGGCGTACCGTTGAAATATGAAGAAACGCCTTATGGATGGCCTGGCACTAAAAACAAACTAAACCATATGGACCTTATGCGATGGATTGAAAAAATCAATCTGCCGTTTATGCCTCGTGACTATCAGTATGATGCCTTCATACATGCATTAGAAAATAAAAGAAGTGTTCTGGTGTCTCCTACAGGTTCCGGTAAATCTTTTATCATCTATCTTCTTCTTAGATGGTATCTTGACCGATATAAAGATAAAAAAGTTTTGTTGATTGTTCCAACTACTAGTCTGGTGGAACAGATGTATTCCGACTTTAATAGTTATAACTTTGATGCCGAAAATAATTGTCATCTCATTTATTCCGGTAAAGATAAAGACACCGAAAAATCTGTAATGATTAGTACGTGGCAGTCAATTCATAAACTAGGTCCACGTTGGTTCGAAAAGTTCGGTATGGTGATTGGAGATGAGTGTCACGGGTTTAAAGCCAAATCTCTTTCCTCTATTATGAACAAAGCAGTTAACGCTGAGTATCGATTTGGCACAACTGGAACTTTAGACGGTACTCAAACAAACAAGATGGTACTTGAAGGTTTATTTGGGCCTGTACACAAAGTGACCACTACAGCAAAACTTCAAGAACAAAAAACTCTAGCAAAGTTAGATATAGATATACTGTTACTTAAATACGATAAAGAAATTAGAGAAAAACTTTCTAACATTACCTATCAAGAGGAAATTGATTTCTTAGTTACATGTGAAGCTAGAAACCGTTTTCTTCGCAATCTTGCTTGTAGTCTTGACGGTAACACACTAGTTTTATTTAATTTAGTAGAGAAACATGGTAAAGTTCTAAGAGAGTTGATTGAGAATAAATTAGATGATGGACGAAGATTATTTTACGTGTCAGGCGAAACGAAAACAAACGACAGAGAGGCCGTTAGGAAAATTGTTGAAAAACAAACTAACTCAATTGTTCTTGCATCCTTGGGAACCTTCAGTACTGGTATCAACATTCGTAATATCCATAACATTATATTCGCTAGTCCTAGTAAATCACAAATACGAGTCTTACAATCGATTGGAAGAGGTTTGCGAGTCTCCGATGACGGAAGAACAACTAAACTATACGATGTTGCGGATGACTTGCGTAGCAGAGGAAAACCAAACTTCACCTTGAGACACAGCGCTGAAAGAGTTAAGATATATAATTCTGAAGAGTTTCCTTATAAGATGCATGAAATAAAAATCTGATGAAAAAAAGAAATGTAAAACAATTTATTTTAACAAACGGACAAGAAATTGTTTGTGATGTAATTGAATGGGCTGAAGAAAATTTTTCTGAAATTGTTGTTCGTAATTGTATGGAAATTGTTTGGATGCACAGTAATGAACAAAGAATATATATGTTCAAGCCTTGGATGCATTATCAAGAACTTACTGAAGATTTAATTATAATTAATTCAGACCACATTATCTCAACTGCTGAACCTACAGAATATTTGGTATACCAATACGATGTTGCTGTTAAAGATATGAATGAGTCTGGTGATGACCGACGTGAAGAATACTCTTATGAGAGAAAAAGAAAATATCAAAAACTTGCTGATTACCTTTTAGAACTAACAAAAAAAGATATGGAAGGAAGTTCAGATTCCGATAAACCCAGTAATATCATTCCATTTCCACCCTTAATTCATTAGGTATATACACCTAATCATTAGGTATATTATCCCTGGCGTGTTAAGCTTTAGGGTAACATATTTTTTTTAAAAAGTCAAGCTTGATAAGAAAAAAATTTTATGTAATAATTAATTTATGTTTTGATTTATGAGATTTGTTATATGAAGAAAGAAGAAAAACCACATTACGTAAACAACGCACAGTTTTCCCAAGCGGTTGTGGACCATGTAAAGAGTGCAAATGAATTTGTAGCACGTGGAAAACCTAAGCCTATGATTCCAGATTACATCGCCCGATGTTTTCTAAAAATTGCTGAGGGTTTATCACACAAGGCAAACTTTGTTCGTTACACCTATCGTGAAGAGATGGTGATGGATGCTGTAGAGAACTGTCTCAAGGCGATTGATAACTACAACATAGAGACCGCTACACGTACTGGTAAACCAAATGCGTTCGCATACTTTACACAGATTTCGTGGTACGCATTCCTGCGTAGGATTCAGAAAGAAAAGAAACAACAAGATATCAAACTTCGATACTTATCTGAAACAGGTTTGGAACAACTGGTCGCAGAAGAATTTGAGAACAACCCAGCTGCAAAACAAACACAGGCATTCATTGATGACCTGCGTGAACGTATTGACGCAGTGAAAGAAAGTGATGAGGCTATAAAAGAGTATTCAAAGAAAGAACGAAAGAAGAGAACCCGACACGCTGATTCCGATCTTTCAGATTTTTTGGTATAATATATGAAACTCTGGACTATTTGGAAGTACGCCCTTGGTGGATTCTCTGATGACAAAACAGAACCTTATGATAATTATGTTGCACTCCTACGCACTATTATTGTGGGGGTTAATTTTCTTACGTGTTTTTTTATAATGGCAAACGTGGTGCATAACTGGTGAAAATCGCAATACTGAATGATACCCATTGTGGTATTCGAAACTCTTCTGAAATTTTTATGGAATATCAATCACGGTTCTATACCGATGTTTTCTTTCCGTATCTAAAGGAACATAATATCAAAAAGATTCTCCATCTTGGAGATTATTATGAAAACCGTACTTCGATTAATTTTAAAGCGTTACATCACAATCGAAGAATATTCCTTGACAAACTCAGGGACTATGGTATTCATATGGATATTATTCCGGGCAATCACGATTGTTACTTCAAGAATACCAATCGATTAAATGCTTTGAAAGAACTTCTTGGTCATTATATGTCGGAAGTTCGTATCATCGAAGAACCCGAAGTGGTTGACTATGACGGATGTAAAGTTGCGTTGCTCCCTTGGATTAATAACGAGAACGAGAAACGTGTAAGAGATTTCATTGCGACTTGTAAAGCTGATATCTGCGGTGCACATCTAGAGTTAAATGGATTTGATATGCAGATGGGTATTCCCTGCACAGATGGCATGGACGCTGGTTTATTCTCAAAGTTTGACATGGTATTGTCCGGTCACTTTCACACAAAGTCTCAGAATAACAACATTCACTACCTTGGTTCACAGATGGAATTCTTTTGGTCTGACTGTAACGACAAAAAATATTTCCATGTGTTCGATACCGACACACGAGAACTAACTGCTGTAGAAAATCCGATTACAATATTCGAAAAGATTTTGTATGATGATACAACATCCAAACAAGCCCTTACTAAGGTATCGCATCTCGATAACAAATTCGTAAAGGTAATTGTGATTAATAAATCCAAACCCGCTGAGTTTGAAAAGTTTATTGACCGTATTAATTCTAAGAAGATATACGGATTACAGATTGCTGAGAACTTTCAGGACTTTGCCGGAGCACAAGTTGAAGACGAAAATATTTCTATTGAATCGACAGATAAATTGTTGTATACTTACATAGATGCGGTTGACACTGACTTAGACAAGGACCGTATCAAAAATAAAGTACACGAGTTAATGGTTGAGGCGCAAAGCTTAGAAATCGTATGATTAAATTTCGACAACTGAAATATAAAAACTTTCTTTCCACTGGAGACCAATGGACAACAATCAACCTAGAGTTGGTCAAGTCTACTCTTATTGTTGGTCAGAATGGTTCGGGTAAGTCAACGATGTTGGATGCCTTATCGTTCGTTCTGTTCGGTAAGGCACATCGTAATGTGAATAAACCTCAATTGGTTAATTCTGTAAACAACAAAGACTGCCTAGTTGAAGTCGAGTTTGAAGCATTAGGTCAACAATTTAAAATCATTCGTGGAATAAAACCCGCAAAGTTTGAGATATGGCAAGATGGAACGATGATAAATCAAGATTCCCATGCCAAAGAATATCAAAAAGTTTTGGAACAGAACATTCTGAAACTTAATCATAAATCCTTTCATCAAATCGTAGTGTTGGGTAGTTCGTCGTTTATTCCTTTCATGCAACTGCCAGCCCAACATCGAAGGGATGTTATTGAAGACTTACTGGATATTAATGTCTTTTCTAAAATGAATACTATTCTAAAAGAAAAGATTGCTGTACTTAAGGAAAAGGTTGTTGAGAACTCACACAATCTGGACTTAGTTAATTCTAAGATAGATACACAAGAAGATCATATCTTTGAACTAGAAAAAATCTCTGAATCTGCCAAAAGTAAATATGAAGATGAACTAATTGAGCAGCAAGCAGAGTTGGCCCGCCTGGAGAAACTCGTTGATGGGTATACTGATACCAAGTTACGAGAAGTTGAGAAGTTGCTGTTTGCAACCAAGAAACAAATTGATAAACTTGAGAAATTTGATTTTCAGTTTGATTCTAAGATTAAGAAGTTCGATAAGGATGTAGCGTTCTATGAGGATAACGACACATGTCCCACCTGCGATCAAGAAATCGCCGCTGATACCAAAAGTAAAAAAATCAATGAAACCATCGACGCAAAGGGAGAAATCGAAGACGCCAAACTCAAACTCGAACTTCAAATATCAACGCAATACGATGAGATGACAAAATATGAAAACCTTTTGCGTGAAGAAACATCTGAGTTTCAAGATGTCGAAATGCACAGGCGTGACATTAGAACCACCAAAGCCAGAATTGCAAGTTTACAAGATACTCTATCCGCAGGGGGGATGCACGTGGATAGTTTGCAAACCGCAAAATCTACGCTTGAAGATTTACGAAGATCTCGTGAGACGTTCGTGCAGGGGAAAATGGAGCTCGCAGAGGAACGGGAATACAATAATGTTATCACAGAAATGCTCAAAGACTCCGGCATCAAAACCAAAATCATCAAACAATACTTGCCCGTTATTAATAAACTCACAAACCAATACCTACAAGTCCTAGACTTCTATGTTCACTTTGACTTGGATGAGGGGTTCAACGAGACCATACGTTCAAGACACAGAGATGTCTTTTCCTATTCGTCTTTCAGTGAGGGAGAGAAACAACGAATAGACTTAGCATTACTTTTCACTTGGAGACAGGTGGCTAGAATGAAAAACTCTGTTGCAACCAACCTATTGATTCTAGACGAAACGTTCGATTCAAGTTTGGATGCTGATGGTGTAGAAAATTTGTTGAAGATATTAGACACGCTTGATGATGAAACGAACGTGTTTATTATTTCTCACAAAGGCGAACTGTTAGATAATAAGTTTGAGAGAAAGATTGAGTTTACAAAATCTAAAAATTTCAGCAAAATTATTTGACATTTATTATTTAATTTGGTACTATATATTAACTGCAACTCAAAATTCAATACAGGAGTAAAAAATGAGTGAAGTAGAAAATGTAGATGTAGTAGATCAGGCACCAGAAGGTGAAACTGTTAAAGTTTCAATTTCTCTGCAAGACTTTACTGCTATGATCAATATCATTGATATTGTGTCACAACGTGGTGCTTTCAAGGGCGAAGAATTAGAATCAGTTGGTCGTGTACGCAACCGTTTAGTGAACTTTGTTCAAGCAGCATCACCACAACAACAACCTGCAGCTGAGGAAGAAGGTGCATCAGATGCAACCGAAGAAGTTGTTGTCGAAGAGGTAACTACTGAAGAGTAAAACTTTAGAGAAATTATATTATGGAACTTTCTGAAAAAACAATGTCGGTTCTTAAGAACTATGCGACAATCAATCCTAACATTGTGATTGAAAAGGGTAACGTGGTAAAAACTATTTCCGAAGCGAAGAATGTTTTGAGTTCTTCTAAACTGGATATCGATTTTCCCGAGACCTTTGGCATTTATGACCTAAACGAATTTATCAGTGTGCTGTCTCTAGTGGACAGTCCACGGCTGAAGTTCGAACAGAACTATGTTTTGGTGATTGACAACTCAGGACGGTCTAGGACAAAGTATCACTACTCTGACCTAGACATCTTGACAAAACCATCAAAAGATATTATAATGCCTGATGCAGATGTTAAATTCACACTAGATAGACAGACACTATCAAAAATCAAACGTGCATCTTCTGTGCTTGGACACACAGAACTTTCTGTGAGTAATTCAAGCGGTGTTGTATGTTTGTCTGTAATTGATAGTAAAGATACTACATCTAATGTTTTTTCTATTGATGTGGACGGAACATTTGGAGACGAGAGTTTCAATTTCGTTTTTAATATCAGCAATCTGAAAATGGTTGATGGTGATTATGAGGTTGGAATTTCTTCTAAATTAATTTCACATTTTGTGAATATTGAAACTGCTACTGAATATTGGGTAGCGCTTGAAAAATCTAGTACTTACGGAGTATAAAATAATGTCAGATAACATTGAACAAATCACTGATCTTGCGAACAGAGTTACTCGCAGCACAGTTGCTGTAATTGACACAGTTGCTGCACGTGGAGGTTTTCGTGGTGAAGAATTGGCTACGATTGGTCAATTGCGTGACCAAAGCATTGCACTGATTCAGTTGCTTGAGAACGAAGGAGAACAGGGACCAGGCCCAGAACCTATCCCCGATGAAGTATAAATTTTTCTTTTACTCCTGATGATTTTAGCGGGATTAGCTCAGTTGGTAGAGCGCAACCTTGCCAAGGTTGAGGTCGTGAGTTCGAACCTCGCATCCCGCTCCAATCTTTTTTATATTATGTTTTATGGAGAAAAGTTAAATGTCATCCGACTTTCTATGGGTGGAAAAATATCGCCCTCAATCAATTGATGATTGTGTTCTTCCACAATCCTTAAAAAACGTTTTTGAAAAAATAGTTGCCAATGGTGACTTGCCTAATATGTTGTTCACCGGAACAGCGGGACTGGGTAAGACTACCGTTGCAAAAGCATTGTGTAATGAACTCGACTTAGACCACATTGTTATTAACGGGTCTGAAGAAGGCAACATTGACACATTGCGAGGAAAGATAAAACAGTTTGCATCTTCAATCTCTTTGCAAGGTGGATACAAGGTGGTCATCTTAGACGAGGCTGATTACCTAAATCCCCAATCTACCCAACCAGCGTTGCGTGGGTTTATTGAAGAGTTTGCTGATAACTGTCGTTTCATTCTTACTTGTAACTTCAAGAATCGTATCATCGAACCACTACATTCTCGATGTGGTGTGTACGAATTCAACACCACCAAGAAAGAACTTGCGGAACTCTGTGGAACCTTTCTTGCACGTTTGAAAAATATTCTAGACAAAGAACTTGTTGAATATAAAACTGAAACATTAGTACAGTTAATTATGAGACACGCTCCTGATTGGCGTCGTGTTATCAATGAGTGTCAGAGACATTCTATTGGTGGTCAACTCGAAACGGTTGTGTTGAATGCTGCTGATAACAACGATTATGACTTGTTGTTCAAGGCTCTTAAAGATAAAGACTTTAAGAAAATGAGAACATGGGTTGTGAATAATGTGGACGTTGACCCAAACACAATCTTTCGTGGTATCTATGACAGAATGTATGATAACGTAGAAACCAGTACAATTCCTAATCTGGTATTGATTCTGGCTGACTATCAGTACAAGAATGCGTTTGTTGCCGACCACGAGTTAAATATGGTCGCCTGTCTTACAGAACTTATGGCTAATATAAATATAAAATAGTCCTTCAAAGTAAGTTTCTATTTTGACAAATTACCTTGCGTTTATAACATCAATCACGCTTGCGGTGATTGCGGCATTCTTTTCGATTATAGGTTTGTCCACGATATTTTCTGGTGCGTTCTGGTCAGTAGTGATTATGGCCAGTGCACTCGAAGTGGGTAAACTTGTAACGGCCGCATGGTTACATCTTGAGTGGAAACGAATCAGTATTCCAATCAAATCGTATCTAACTCTCGCTGTGGTGGTGTTAATGTTTATCACCAGTATGGGTATTTTTGGTTATCTTTCTAGGGCACATTTAGAACAGGAAACCAAGACATCTAATAATGATGTTAAACTAGAAAATGTACAAAGAAAATTGTCAGCAGAAACTCGTCGTTTAGATGCGATAGACAAACAACTAGGTTCTTTAGATGCTGCGCTTGACGAGTATATCGAAAGGGGGTATATAACCAGAGGTTTAAAGGCAAGGGAAGAACAGAAAACAGAACGCACACAATTAGAAGCTTCACGAGAAGAAATCTCCCAAACAATTGACAAACTACAAGAAGAAGAGTTAGAATTAAAGAGAGAAAATATTGCGTTTGAGTTAGAGATTGGTGCGATTAAATATATCGCAGAATTAATCTACGGCGACGAAGCACAGAACTACTATGACAAGGCTGTGAGAGGTGTTATTCTTTCGTTGGTGTTTGTCTTTGACCCACTCGCTGTGGTATTACTAATAGCAAGTACCAAAGCGATTGCGACCAGAAGAGAGGAAACACCTACGACTGTTAAAACAAAAGAGGTTTTGGTTTTAGACGATATTAAAGAAACGCCAGTAGAAACTATACAAGAAGAAACTGTGCAGGAAGTGTCGGTATCGGAACCACCACCCAAACCTAAATTTAATGCGAAACAACTAAAAAGGCCCAAGTGGGTGAAAGATGCAATCGCTACTACTAGGGGTTATGTCACTAAGACTGGCGAACTACTTGATAGTCGTAAGATGACACAAGAACAAGCTGACTTAATTAATGAGATGTATGAAAAGAACAAAAAATGAATCCATTTGAATTTGTGAATAGTATTAACTATACTAAAGAAGATATTATGATTGATGATGAAGCGGAGAAAGAATATCTACCGTTTATTGTAAATCGTCAACTTTCCTATTTCCAAGATACTGTAATGCTCTCGAATGAGATGAACAAGTATCATCATATCGACAAAAAGTTACAATTTCATTTTTTACTAAATATAGTTAGAAAAAGGAAGCGCTTTACTAAATGGGGTAAACCTTCCGGTGTCGATGATTTGGAAGTTGTTAAAGAGTTTTATGGATACAGCAATGAAAAGGCTCGTTCTGCTATATCTCTTTTAACACCTGAACAAATTGAAATAATTAGAAATAAGGTGTATAAAGGTGGAAGAAAATAGTTTATGGAATCCTAACGACCTGTTAGAAATTATATTGAATGAACCCGATGACTTTTTAAAGATTCGTGAAACATTAACCCGCATTGGCGTTGCCTCAAGAAAAGAACAAAAACTTTATCAGTCCTGTCACATTCTTCATAAACAGGGCCGGTATTTTATCGTTCACTTTAAAGAACTGTTCTTACTTGATGGTAAGAAGTCTAATCTAGAAGAAAACGATATCGCACGAAGAAA